GAGCTGTCCGACGGCAGCACATTTGAAATGTGGGTGGCACCGCTGACGATGGCTGAGCGCGAACGCGCCCAAAAGCAAGCCAAATCCGATGACGCCAATGCTTTCGCGCTTCAATTGCTGATCGCCAAGGCCCTCGACGAATCCGGCACTAAGCTGTTTAGCCCTGGTGAAGTGGACGTGTTGAAGAACGAAGTCAAAGACAAGGACCTCCAAGCTTTGATGCTGGCAATCCTTACCGACGACGCCGAGCCCATCGACCCAAAAGCCTGAGCGCCGAACTCCGCAAGGACAGTTGGCTCATGCTCCAGTTTGGCGTTGCCAAGGAGCTGGGCCTAACCCTTACCGAAGTTCGGACGACTATGACCGCCGAGGAGCTACTCGGCTGGAGCGCCTATTTCCAGATCCTGAACGAGGACCAACAGAAGGAAATCGAGAAGGCCAAACGCCGCCGCTAACCCGGCGGCTTTTTTGTCCCTTAAACTGAAGTACCAGAGTGTGACGCAGCGCCGTGGCCGCCTACAGAGCCGATATTGAAATTGCAGTACGCGGCTCAAAACAGATACAGGAACTACAAACGCAGTTAAAGGGAACTGTTACTACAGTAAATCAATTAAATGATCGACTAAACAGTAAAGGTTTACTTGTAAATAGTGTAAATAATCTGAGTAAAGTCGCATCGCAAGCTAATACAGCTTTACGCTCCGCCGCAACGGGTACAGCAGCACAAAAACGAGCTATTGATGTATATGTTAAATCGTTAGCTGCGGCAGAGAAAGCAGAAAAAGATTTAGCAGCAGCTATTAACAAAAGACAACGTGAGTTAGGCTTAGCGCAGACTACAACCACTAGAGCTTCTAGTGGATTAGGTAAAAATATCGGTGGCTCCATAAGTAGCGCTGTAATTGGTGGTGCTTTTCCTCTTCTCTTTGGTCAAAGCCCAGAAGCTGCTGTCGGCGGTGCGGTAGGCGGTTTACTTGGTGGTCAAGCCGGAGGGTTTGCCGGATCTTTACTAGGTACTGCTCTAGGTGAAATTGCAGCAAAACAAAATATAATAAAAGAACTTGCAGCTGACTTAGGCCTTGCGTCAGATCAGGCTGAAACTTTAGCTGTAGCGTTTAAGCAAGCAGGCAGAAATTCTGAGCAATTTCAGGCAGCTGTAGTTAAAGTTCAGGGTTTAAGTTTAGACCTTAAGGATCAAATAACCGTTATACAATTAGCCAGTAAATTAACGGGGGAGTACGGCGGCTCTATCGAAAAAGTAACCGGTATATACGCAGATTTTGTATCTAAAGGTAAAGTAGGCATAGCAGATCTTACAAAATTAACTGCGCAAGGCATACCTATTCAGCAGGCTTTAGCGGATAAATTTGGAGTATCCAGAACCAAAGTATTGGAGCTGGCGAAAGACGGAAAAATAAGTGTGCAAGAGCTCAGCAACACTCTAATAGAGTTAGGAAATAACGTAGACGGGCAAACTGCTAAAGCTGAAACAGGGTTTGAAAAGTTTAAGAAATCTGTCGAAGCAGTAGCTACCCAAATTGTTACGTTAGCGCGTACAATTGCTCAGGTTTTAGGGCCTGCATTAGACGCAGTTTTGTCAAAAATTGCGTCAGGGCTTAGTGGACTCAACCAGTTGATTAGTAGTCAAGTAACCAGAAACTTAGGTATGGCAGGCCTAGCGCTTACTGTTGGAGCCGAAAGTCAAGGTATAGATAATTTAAGAGCAGCTTTAAGCGAATTGAACTCCGTAACGCCCACATCGCAGGCAGAACTAGATCGGTTAAACAACCAGCTAAATGACATAGTTATTAACTTAAGACGGGTAAAAGCAGACGGTGCTAATGCCAATAAAGTACTTAATCTACAAGCACAAGTGTTCGCGCAACAACGAAGATTACAAGGCGTAAACTTTGGCGCCGAAAACCAAAAACTAGAAAAAATACAAACACCTAGTCAGTTACCCGAAACAGGCGGTACTGGACCTAAGGCACCAAAAGATCGCACAGCAAATCTTTTAGATGATTTAAAAGCAATGGAGCTTATATCAATTACTCAAGACGGAATACGCGATGCCTTGTTTGAGGGTAATAAAGCGCTGGCTATACGCCTAGAGTACGATCAAAAAGTATACGACATCAACCGCGACACAAGTAAAGCACTTCGTGCTGCAAACTACGAGACAGAAAAGATTGCTATTCAAGCACAAGAAGCTTTACGTCTGAAGGACGCAGAACTAGAGCGCGCAGATAAAATTCGCCAACTAGAACGAGAAATTACAGAAGAGTATTACAGCCGAGCAGGTTTAAGCACAAGGTACTTAATTCAGCGAGAAGGCGCAGGCGCATTCGACCTAACGCTCGATTTAGACCCGAACAACAAAGCAACGCAAAAACTTGATGGAATGAAGCGCAAATTAGAGGAGCTGACCGATCCAATAAATATGGCAGAACGAGGAGCTATAGGGATAGGTAATGCCTTCAATACAGCGTTCCAAGGACTTGTTTCTGGTACGCAAACTGCCCAAGAGGCTTTGGCTGGTTTCTTTAAAGGTGTCGGCGATGCCTTTGTGAGCATGGCATCGGAAATTATTGCTCAAATGGTCACAATGTTTGCCTTTAAAACATTACTGGGTATTTTTGGTGGTGGAGGCAGCAGCCTTTTTAGCGGTGCTGGTGAAGTAGCTATGCCCGGCGCCGGTGTGGGGGGTGGTTCCTCAATGTTTGGCGCGGGGGCGCCAAGTTTCTTTGCAGAAGGTGGTTTTGTCACCAGCCCAACTCGCGCAGTCATCGGCGAGGGTAATGAAAGCGAGTATGTGATTCCAGCCAGCAAGATGAAAGCCGCAATGTCGCGGTATTCCCGTGGCGCACGCGGCGAAGCTGTCATCCCAACCAGCGGCAGTGGTGATACCGGTATGGCTGAGCAATCCGCCGGCCCAACTGCAATCGATGTGCGCTACACGGTTGAACGCATCAATAGCGTGGATTACGTTACCGCTGATCAGTTCCAGCGTGGTATGCAGCAGGCCGCCGCACAAGGCGCTAGCCAAGGTGAACAGCGTGCATTACGCAAGCTGCAACAATCACCATCAACACGCCGTCGCGTTGGAGTTAGCTAATGGAACTAGCAGTCGGTAATTACCTAGACCTAAGCACGCCAACCGAGGGCCTGACCTTTCGTTATCAGAACTTTTTCATTGGTAAAACAGTGTCGTATCAAGGCGGCACTTACGACTTTTTACCGTTTGGCTTTTCCGGCGTCACGGTCAACCGTACAGGTGACAACATCGAGGCCAGTCTTGTCTTTCCAAACAATCAGATCAGCCGCGCTTGGGTCGTCAACGCTGTTGAGGAATTTTGGATTGCCAAGGTCTATGTGATGGTGTTGGACCCCGACAACGTTGCACCACCTGATCTGCTGCATAATTATGTGGGCCAAGTGGCAACGGGCGGCTGGAATGAAACCGCAGTCACACTGCAGCTAAATACAGTGCTCGATGCCGTTGGCGCTGACGTGCCGATGCGCAAATTAACGCGGGAGCTGATTGGTGCCATCCCAACGAGTAATAACGTCCGTCTGCGCTGATCTAATCGGCAGACCGTATCGACTTGGGGCGGACGGCAGCGGTCCAGATCGCGCCATCGATTGCATCCACATGGTCTATGCCGCGCTGACGGCAATGGAAATACCGGTGCCGAAATTTAAGCAGGACTGGTATGAAGCACCGTGGCGACAGGTGGCACGTGATCTGTTGTGCTGGGGTAGGCGCATCCCAGCTGCGACTTATGATGGTGACATACTCCTGCTCCGGCAGGATCGCATGGCATTTGCGGTTGCATGGAGCCAAGGGATTCTGTACATCAATCAGCGCACACAGCAGGTGGGATGGTGCCGTACGGAAATTCTTGGCAGCTATCACGCATTCCGCTGCTCCCATTTGAGCGGGAACTAATCCAAACGCTTGGATGTAGCGAAGAGGAATATCGGCGTTTTACTGCTGAGGCTTCACGCCGTGCAGCGGTGCGTCCGGCTGAGTATGCGCATATCCCAGATGTTCGGAATGATCCAACCACTGTTGCCGTTGTTGTCAGCCTCGTTATTGGCGCAGTATTACAAGGTGTCTCGTACCTTTTAACTCCAAAGCCAAAAACACCACGCGCCCCTGGACAGGCTAGTGGAAGGCGTCTTGCCGACCTAACTGGCGCCGATCGTTTTAGCACCACCAGCGGTTTTGATAGTTTTGCCGAGCTTGCAAATTACGGTGATCCTATCCCGATCATTTTTGGTAATTACACTGGCACAACGGGCG